GGGATTTTTTGGCATAGCACCTAATACATATGGGACTATTGTTAAAATTCCAATCATTGTCAAAAAAACTCTTTTTGCCATAAATGCACAAGCTGAAGGAAATACAGAGTCAGCAATCCAAACATTTTCTACTTGGCATATAGGTGGAGCAGATAACAAAACTGCAATACACTTTTTAATTAACAGATTGCTGTCATACCAAGATATGATGGAGTGGATAGCTATTTGTATTGCTTAAATACCAAAAGCAATCCACCTTAACGGTCCGTAATATATTGAGGTCATATTCATCCACGGCGAGTTGATTATAAATATAGTTTTATCAGTATAACGGATAAATGCTCCGTTATCAGAGTCAGCACTACCGCCGCTAACAACACCAGCTGTAGATGATAAGATTGGTGTTAAACTATTTTTGCTAAAGTTTATTGGGTATTTAATACTAATCTCTGCGTTATTGCTAAGTGAAAATGAGGTAACATTTCCCCCTTGGCGATAGGATAGAGCTATATACCGATACTTATCCACCTAAATATCAAATTATAGTCATAAGTTATTCCAGACGACACAACTAATTCAAATGATGTAGTAGATAAATTTTCTGCGTCTTTGGAAAGATGTTTGTTAGACATTCCAAGATTCATCTCACTGCCACTGTAAAAATTCACAGATTTATAAGCAACAGGTAGCTGTATTAACCGTTTTGTAAAATATCCGCTAATCATAGCTATAGCTCCGTATCCCCCTTGGATAATAAGATTCCCAAAAAAAGGTCCGAAGCAAATATACCACGCGTTAGGGTTGGTAAAATTATAAGTAATTCCCAACGGTGTTGTGCCGGCATTACCCCACGTATTCACTATGCTTTGGAAGCCTGACGCATCACCCTGCGCGAGCTTTATCAATGCATCAAAAAGAGAAGATAGTTTTTGATTACCGTTACGATTCATCACAAAATCGGCTGCACGCAAAACACCTGTCATTGTGTCCCCAGCTTTGCTCACTTTATTTGCTGCTGAACTATAAGCTGACACCGCTTTGTCATAAGCAGTCTTAACCGCCTTAGCGGTTGCCGCAAAAACAGAGGAATCCTGATTAACGCTATCCGTTAATTGCACAATACCACTGGTCGTCAAGCTGCCTTTATCAATCGCGTGTGTATGGCTGGTTGAAGTGACGCTGTTTGTGGTTGACGCGGTAATGCTTGACGGTGTACCCATCGCGATAGTTCTATTCGCATTAATCTGACCGCCACCAGTTAAGCCGTTTCCAGCAGATATATTGGTAGTTGAGTTAGCTTTACCCGCCGCCAAATTATAAGCTGACACCGCTTTGTCATAAGCAGTCTTAACCGCCTTCGCGGACGCCGCAAATAAACTTGATGCAAAATTAACACTGTCCGTGAGTTGCGTAATGCCGTATCTTGATGTTGATGCTTTTTCGATTTCGTGAGTGTGCCCATCTGCCGCCACTGCATTTGTCGTATCGCCGGTAATTTTCTTCGGTGCGCCTTTACTAAATAACTCAGCAATTTTGGCTTTAAGCCATTGTGTGCGGTTTGCTAACTGCTTTTGCGGTTTATTTGAGAGACCGTCCTCGCCACCAACCACGGGGTCGTTTTCTTCAATGCGATAAATCTCATTTTCCCATTTGTTTTCTTCTTTTAATCCTGCCATTTTTGTCTCCTTTTTAAATTTTTTATTAGATTGAGCCGTGGTTATATGCCCCGTTATAAGTGGCTTTGTTATTATAGAGCAACGGTGCAGATTTATAATCTAAGATGCCAAGCACACAGCGTGCTGGGGCGTAACTGCGTAAAGTTTTTCTAATTTCTTCTGCTTGATCTCGAGTAATGGGTCTTGAGAGCTTAATGCCGTAATACGCCCATTTGTCAGCCGCTGGAATTGCAGCAACAGATTGGTTAGAGCTGTAATCGCGTAAGATAAGCCCTTCGTCAATCTCAACCTCGCCATAACCTAGCTTGCGTAATACCTCGCGGATACTGTACGGTGTACCTTTATAACGGTGTAATTGCACAGCATTATTGATTAATACAGACTTAGATTGATCTGTTTGCGCTGCAAACATCCCGTCATAGCCTGTCATACTCCATTTTTCAGCAAGTAGTGGCATCACATCATCAGGTAATAACTCAACTAATGTTGTCATAATTTGACGTTTCTCCGTCAGGTCGAGACGCTTGCCAAGTTCACACAACGCCACAAACTTATCACTTGCAGCAATGATTGTTGGATACTGTAAATTAGCCATCTTGCCGCACTCCATTTACATTAATAGTAACCGCGGTGCAGTTTGCCCATTCCGTTGCAGCCACCACCATTTTCGCCGGCTGATTAATCACAACGTCATAGACACCCTCAACCCGCAACACTTGCATTAACGCACTCGGCACCACATCCATTCCCAATTTGCGAGTGCGGGTAGAGAGATAACTCAGTAACGCATCTCTGGCTTGTGTCTTCACCACGTCTTCGCGATAACCTTGCAACAGCGTTAATTCAGCGATAATTTGATAGCTTCGCACCGTTGGAGACTTCACAGTAACCACATCACAAAGTGGTCGGCGAGTTTCGGCGGAGAGATATTGATTAATTTCATTTTTCAGGCGTTCATCCGGTACACCGGTGACGGTAAGTGGGTAAATATCGACTTTTCCGCCTGCTGGAGTAATCACAGCAACATCAACAATTGCTTGTGAAACTGAGCGAGTGTAATAGTCATAAGCAGCAACCGAACCACAAGTGTTAAAGGCTTCCGGTGCGGCTAAAATCCGCAAGCGATAAGCATCATCATCTTCCTCTTCAATGCCACCTGAGGTGATGTCAATATTGGTAACGGTAACCTCTTTGTCGGTGGCAAGTTTGCTTTTTAAGGTTTTAACACGTCCGATTTCCCAACCATTTCCAAGTATGCCAGTAACCGTAGCTTCTGCTTCAACTTCGACATAGCTAATTAACGGCGTAATCACATCATCGGCAAGTGTGACAAAACTAAGTTGGTCGGTGACTGCGACCACTGTGCCTTTAGGAATTAAAATAGATTGATGCTCACCATTCACACTAAAACGCAACACACAACGTGCCGCCTTATCACGCAAGCGATAACAACCTAGCGGTTCGCCGCATAAATCCAACGCTAAACCACTAGCATATTGCGGAAACGTCTGTAAAAAGGCTTCATTAATCCCTTTGCGGATTAACAACTCACGATAGGCATAGGTTTGAATAATTGAGCGTTCAATATGCGCTGGCTGTAATGTTTTGCCAGTACGTTGTTCGTAGTCCGCAATTGCTTCCGCTAAGATGACTTTTACGTCATCTGCAATAATTTTAACATCCTCTCTGGCTTGACTAACCATAGTTCACCTCAGTTTGATAAATTTGTCGCTCCACGTCATCACGTAAGCACCAGCGAATATCAAAATAAAAGTGCGGTGCTTCGCCAGTAACATTGACGCTTTGCACCACAATCCGTGTTTCCCAGCGTTCTAACGCCGTCCAAATTTCACGCACGATATTTGGCACCGCCACATCAAACGGCTGGTCGATGTAGTCAAAATGATTGCTACCAAACTCGGGACGTAAAATGTCGCCGCCCTTTCGGGTAGCCAAAATATTGCTGATACATTGGTGGATATCGTTTTCGCCGGTAATGGCGATGTTATCACCAAGTTCCGGCGAGAGTTGCCAATGGATATGGGTAATTTGTGTCTTCATAGCCCTGAGAATACAGGGCGGAGAGAAAAATTGATTTTAAAGGGCTTTAAAGATTTATGCTGGCTTGCCGGTCTTAGACGGCCCACTAGCAACATTGACGTGGACGTGGTTTTTAAGGCTAACACCATCGGCAATCACATCACCATTTTTAACCGTTACCGTGCCATCATACACATCAACAAGACTGTCATTAACGATGATTTTGCCTGCGGCGTGAATGGTAATATCACCAGTTTTGCGGTTATGCTCAATCGTTGTACCGTTGTTAAATTTTTTCATCCAAATGTCATTACTCGCAGCGGGTGTCGGGTCTTGATTGTTGTAAATCGTGCCAAGCACACAGCCACCTTCACCACGCGCGTCAAGCAAAATAGCGACTAATTCACCCACATCAGGCAAGCAATAAAACTGATTACCGCCGGCATTCGGCGTTAAAAATGACAACCACGCCGTTTCAAAATCTTCCAGTGCTGGGATCGTTGCTTTGATTTTATGTCGTTTAGCATCCACTTGCGAGACAATGCCTTCTTGATAAGTCGCTGCAAAATTATGGGTTGGTGCTTGTGTCATTTGCTATCTCCTCAATAAATTCTAACATTCGGATTTCAAGACTAGTGGTATAGCCGTTTGAACGGGTAAAGCTATGATGTGCGGATTTAATCAAATACTTGCCACTAAACATCCCCATTTGTGTCAGCATAATGGTATTGCCGGCGACCAGCTTCGGATTACCGATAACAGTAATATCGCCAGCTTGTTGATCATCATTTTGCTGATGCAATGCGGCTTCTGCTCGTGCATTTATCTGTTCTTGACTCTCGCCTCGTGTTACCACTTTTAATGTATCTTCATTGCTAGCTTTCGCTTGTTTTTTGTTCGGACGTTTGCTTTTAGTCTGCCGTTCGGCTTTTATTGCTTTTTTCTCATCGGTATTAAAACCGGCAATTTCGACCTTTTTTACTGCGTCTTTTATGCGATCACGCAAGCGGATAGCGATCGTTTGCGTTAAATCTAGCGTTGCCACGGCTGCACGTTGTTCGAGGCTTTGCATTGTGGTAAAGATCAATGTTTTCCCGACAATTTTAAAGCTGTGGTTATATTCGTGAGCAAGACGCGTCAAAAACTCAACATCTCGCTCTTGATATTGCGTGACGCGCTTAATCGGAATATGAGCGACCGTGCCACTGACATTGAGTTTTAAGCGTCTTGCCACCTCACGCACAATCGCTGCTAACGTGGTGTTTTCGTACGCTTTCGGCTTTAAGGTGCGATTGGCTTTGCTGATACCCGTACTTAACGCTCGCAGCGTCACCACTGTGCCACTTTGACGTTCATATGACCACTCAATCTCATCAATCTCAAACGCGCCAAGATTGACCAACGGTGTACCAACATACCCCAATAGCAGCCGCAACTCATCGCCTTGTGTCGGGAACCAGTTACGGATCCATTTGCCCTCAATATCCTCAAAGGTCACCTGCAATTCGTCCGATTGATCGGCGAGATAATCGGTGTAACTGAGTTCTTTTAAATAGGGCTTAACATCAGTCGTGATGTTACTTTTGCCGTAGAAGAGTTGAAAGTCGGGTTGACTGACGGTTAAATTCATTCTGCCTCCTGCATCCACGGCGGCAAATCCGCTTGCGAATCGGTTTTCACCTGAATAATCGGCACATATAAGGTTTCGCCACGTGGCAAGACTTCGCAAAATGAGAGGTGTGGGTTAGCGTTCATTAAACGGTTGATTTCACCTACATCGCCGTAATAGCGATAGGCAAGTAAATCCCAACGTTCGCCTTCGCTAATCGTGTGCTGAATCACTTTATTCATCACGCACCTCGCCGTTACTATCTTCGCGTAACACAATCCACGCCGTCATTTGCGTTACAGGTTCGCTAAGGCGTTCAAGCACTGTATCACAGCTGTCTAACGCTTTCACACCAACATCGAACCATTCACTTAGTTTACTGTCGTTTAAACCTTGTTTAAACGCACTTTCAAAGACGTTTAAATTCTCCGCAATTTCAGCGATGTCACGGAGAAAATATTGCGTTCCCGTAATCCCTTGAGTTAACGCATTAAAACTATTGGATAATCCTAGCATTTCACCAAGTGGCCCTATCGCTTTACCCACACTATCTAAAGCGAAGGGTAATTGTGTTAAAGCAGAAAGTGGATCTTGTGCTAGTGTTTTAATCAATGTTACTGTATTACGCACATCATTAATTACACGTTTTGTCTGTTGATAGAGCTGCACGCCTTTAGTGATTAACGCCTTAGTTTGATTAATCGCTTTCACCGCACCAGCAGGCAACAATGCCCCCAGCGGCGAACTACTCCCTAACTGCAACGCTAATCCGAGTACGTCTTGACCTTGATCTCCCACAAATTCTCTCAGTGTCAATGAAATATCACGTGCTAACGTATTACCCCGACCGTCCGTATAAAGTGCTTGGCTTTGAATATCAGTAATAACAAAGTAGCCTTTAAACTTGCTGAAACCTAACACTAAAGCCAGTGCCTGTTGATTTTCTTTAGCCAAAATCAGTTCTTGATAGCGTTCATCAACGGCACCTAACATATAATGCAAGTTAAGTGTTAATGTCAGTTCAGTGAGTTCATTGCCCATTGCCTGCAACCGTGGGCGACCGCTTAGCACATCGTGTTGGGTATAGGTCGCACTGTGTTTTTCATCCAACGCTGTCGGTGCATTTAACAAATCAAAGGCGATATGCCCTAATAACGCATAACTCATTAGTAAGACCTCCGCATTTTTTGATCTACCACACGATTAATCATCTGCTCAAATTCTCGTAAACTCATCTGTAAGCCTTGCTGTACTTGTTCAATTACGCCTTGCCCAGACGCACCATTGACATTAATGGTTGGGTTAAAGGTGACTGTAATCGCATTATCTTTGGTTTGCTCACGAACAGCGACATTTCGCTGTTGTAATGCCTCTTGTAAAGGTTTTGGCTTTGATTTTTGCTGCACTGATTGACGTAACGATGATGGTAAATAACTTGCTGTTAATGCCGCAGTCGCCGCATCGGCAGCAGCACGATTAACAGTATGCTTGCGAACAGTGCTTTTTGTTTTTGCAGATAAAGTGGATTGTGCTGTTTTTACTGATGTCACTTGTGGCAGTTTATTTGTGAGTGCCAATGCAGTTTCAATAGCAGGCACAGATAACGCTTTTGGCATAGCTTGCTGCATTTTTTCACCCATACCACTCACCGCATTAGCGGCTTTCATCGCTGATTTTGCTACTCCGATGACTAAGCCATCCACTGTGTTTTCACCATAGCCCATAAATACCCGACTTGGCGAGTGAATGCCGAGTTTTTCCGTAAACCAATTTTTGACACTGTCGCCGAGTTCGCTGACCGTCTGCTTGGCACTCTCCCAAGCCTGATTAATCCCGTTTACCAATCCGTTAATGATGTTTTTACCAAACTCGGTAAAATTATTAGGCAAATCAATGCCAAACCACGACAACACACCGGCAAATACTTTGTAAAATAAACCTAACGGCGACCAGTTAAGAATGGTGGCAGTGATGTTACCGATGCCGGAATTAAAAAAGGTTTTGATATTTGTCCACAAATCACTAAAGAAAACTTTAATCGGCTCCCAGTATTGATAAATTAAGTAAGCTCCGAGCGCAATTGCCGTCACCGCAAGACCAATTGGGTTAGCAAGCATTGCTCGCCCCAAAAAGAGCACTGCTTTCCCTGCGAGGTTAATCCCCCTAAGCAACCCGCCACCAAGCACTTTTGCTAATCCCACCAATCCGCTTTTCATTGAAGTGACCACCCAGCCAATTCCTTTACTGAAGCGAGAAAAACGCGATACAGAACCTGTCAAGCTATCTACTGCTTTGGCAGCTTGATAGGCTTTAAGTAATTGCATTGGGAGTTTAATTGCTGCTGCAATAGAGAATAAACCGCTAAAAGCAAAGCGGAGTGCGAAGACGGCGGTGCTTAATGATGCTAATCCCATTGCTGTCGCTACACCCCATTTGATTAACGATTTATGCTTTTCAATCCACGGCGCAAGTGTGCCTTCAATGAAATTTTGCGCCGTATTCGCAAATGACTTAATATCCTCAGCAAATGCTGAGCCAAACGTGCCAACCGCGCTTTCCCAAACCCCACCTAACGCTTCTAACGCCGAGGATAGTGTTTTGGTTTTTTGTGCAATACGATCTTCGAGGCTAGCTTGAGCTCGCATTTTTTCAAGCATTTCATTTAACCCAGCTACACCTTTTTGAGCCAAAATATCTGCTAGTCGCCCACCCTCAATTCCAAATAACTCTTCTGCAACTAAACCTACTCCTTCATCACCAAACTTTTTACGAATTTGTTCAAATTTCGCCATCTCGGCGATCATTGCATCAATCCCTTTGAAGTTACCCTTTTTATCCCAAAATTCAAACGTAACACCAGCTGCATCCATCATATCTCGTGCTTCCGCTTTCATTCCCTTTTTAGCTGCCGCAAGCATTTTCGGTCCTTTGTTCATTCGGGATAACATCATATTAAAACCCGTTCCAAAGGTTGAACCCTCAAGCCCTCTTTGCCCAGCCATCCCCTCAATTGCAAGAATTTTCTCTGTATTTTCTGCGCCTGTAAGACCTAGAGAGTTCACTTTAGGAGCATAGTATTTCATTGATTCATACACTTGAGCCTTATTTAAACCAGCTGCATACATTACTCGCTGTAAATAATCAGCAGCTTTACCCAGCTCTGCATCTTTTAAACCGTGAGACTCCATAAACTTAGCAAGAAACTCACCGCCTTCAAATTGATCCATCTCAAGCAACACATTCAATTTAGCTGCAGTTTTAAACGCCCCACCAAGTAGCACTTTCTCGGATATCCCTTGTTTTTGCAATGCACTGGCTAAATTATAAAAATCCTTCCTTGTACCAGGTAAATCCGTGCCGAGTTGATCTGCTATCTTGCCAATCTCATTAAACTTACCAAACGTTCCATCGGCTTTCATCATGGCAATTTTGAGATTATTTGCCGCTTCCTCTTGCTCAATAAATGTCTTGACCGTTGACCAAACGGGTAATGCAATCGCTGTTGCTGTCGCACTACTTTTCATAAAACCGCTGGAGAACTCTTCACGCTGAGCTTTACGGGATAGCTGTTTGTCCATCGTTGCTTGTAATCGTTGCTGTGCTTTTTCAGCGCGTTCAATCGCAGCTGTAAATTGTTGTTGCTTAGCTGTGGCACGCCCAATGAATTGTTGCATACGCTCATAACGACGTACCAATTTAGTGACATTTTTATCTCCGGTCGCATAAGCCAGTGAAATACGATGCTGTAACGTGAGTTGTTTTTGTTGTGCTCGTTCAATACGTGTGCCAAGTCGAGATTGTGATTGATAGGCTTTAGACAGCCGATCACCCAAGCCTTTGACACTCTTTTGCGCTTGATTAAAGGTAGCCTTAAAGCCACCGCCAAGTGCAGCACCAATCACTAAACCAATCGCTAATTCTTTTGCCATTTATATGATCCTGTGGTAAATATAGGTTTAATAACGCAATAGCAAGGAGCATAAGATGTTCGATGAAATAATTGACTTATGGCGAGGCGGTTCAATTTATGAACGCACAGGAGCTATCTTACTTTGCGTGATAATCTTGTGCGTCTTTAGTTATTTTGGTTATCTCACCATAATAACCATTGTTGATTACGGCTGGATGATGGGAATGATCGTTGCAGTTGTTTTAAGTCTGTTTATCGCGTTACTTACCGTACTTGCCAGTCCAGCTCTAAGCTTGTTACTTATCGTGATTGCTGGCTTGGTACAGGCTGTTGTCAGCCTATGTCAAGCCATTTATCGTTTATTGAAGCGGTGAAGCATAACCAGCTTTAATTTGCCGTTGTGCTTGAGCAAGCCACGTTTCTAATTCAGATAACGTCAATCCCTCCAACTCAGCAAGCGTAAACCCGAACCACCATTTTAAATCCGCCAATATCGTCATTAACGCTTCATCATTCGGCATCATCACCGAACAGAAACGAGCTTATCTTGCGATAATCCTTCCAAGTCATCTGATCAATGTCTTCAACTGTTAACCCACAACAGGCGGCAATCAGAATAATTTCTCGCTCTTCATTGGATTTTGCTAACTGTGCGGCACGGCGAAAATCCTTGACAAGCGGTTCACGCACTTTTACTTCTTCTAACGCTATACCGTCTGCTAAGGTAATTGGGGTGGATAAACGAATCACGTTAGTTAATGCTTCAACTTTCATAGACATAAAAAACTCCTTAGTAGGTTTGGTTAATTTCTACTAAGGAGTTTACTTAAACAGGTTTAAATTTGATTTTAAAGCGCTTTAAAGATTTTTATTGACCAATGTTGGCGCGGTATTTTTGTAAAATATCTTGTCCTGCAACACGATATTGGTTGCTAAAGGCATCATAGAATAACACTTCTTTGCCATTGATCATTTGCTTCACTGAATGCACCTGAAACGTCATCGGATATTCAGTTGGCTCTTTCTTGTATTCGCCAAGATTGACCTTGCTAAACATCGCATTTAATGTCAGCACCAACGGCACTTCTTCCGCCATACCCGCAGCATTAAAGACTCTTACATCTGCACGCACCATCAATTGTGCCGTTTTAAACGGATTGCTGGAAATGGCTGCTACTTCTGGATAAAAACCGTCCCACGTTACCTCGCCCTCCAACGCATTCACCTTGCTCGGCAATTTAATCACTCCCACTAACCCTAAATTGTCGTGTTCTGTAAATTCCACTTCAAATTCAGGCAGTTTAATCGTTTTCGCTTTGCCAATTAAGCTATTGCCGTTGATATAGACGTTAGCGTTATCGACTTGATTAATTACCGCGCTCATTATTGACCTCCTGATACTAAGTTAACGAGATATTTACGCGTTACAATAGAGTTATTAGTAATGCGCTCTGCTGGGATTTTCGGTGTAAAGTCATATTGCAATGGCACCTGTCCTTGACTAAAGGCATCAACGAGATTGGCATCAGGATCAAGACTGACACTATAACCCACAATGGATTTTAAGGTGCTCAAATAGGTTTCCACTGTCCCAACAAGACTGTCTAACAGCGCTTCATCAATCGGCAAATCCATATATTGCAGCTCAACGCGACGAATACTTTCGTCAATTAAATCGGCAGTGCGTTGGACGGTTTCAAAGTTACTGATATGGGTAACAGTCGGATAGCACGCGAGGCGGTTACCCCACATTCTAAAACCCGTACCAAAACTATTAAATACGGTAGTAATACCGACCGCATTTAAGCGATTCGTTTCACTTTGCTTGTCATCAATGCGTGCAGTGAGTGGGACTTCTGCCCCGATAACGCCTTTTAATTGACGGTTAGAGATACTGTACCAATAACCCTGCTCCACATCGGTGAGCATTCGTAAGCCTGCCGCGTGTGTGGCTAAACTCTCTAATGTGTTACGTTCGCCAATGACGTGCGGATAAAAGAGTTCAGTGCGGTCAGAACTGGTTTTAAAGTTAATTGTCCCTTCTGGGCCACGTCCGGCAATTGCTTGAGCAAAGGTGGTGCCTTGTGGTGCCTGCACATACGCTACTGCATTTAATTGACTTGCGAGTGTTTCAAGCGATGCCGTCATGGTTGCTGTCGCATCATATTGTGGACAGATTAAAATCTTCGCATCTGTACCGAATAAGTTAAACCCAGCACGTAACATCTCAAAGCCCGTCCGCTCGCCAGTGCGTGTATCAACTCCACCGCGTAAATCCGCTTCGGTGACTTTGGTTGGGTCGGCATAGCTGTAAGTTGCTGTGACATTGGTTTTATTGGCAGTAAAACGAATTTCCCCAGTCAGCATATCTGCGTTGTAGTCCGTACCGGCAACTAACGCGTCTCCGCCGGCTTTGATGGTTAAGTTAATTAAGCCTGCTTGGACTGTTGTTGCGGTTAATGTATTTTCATCCAGCTCCAATACTTCATCCGTCACTAATGTACTATGCTTAGTTGGATCTAACACATTGATCACATACACTTGTCCTGCTGCATAACGACTTAATATATCCAACGCATCACAAAGCGAATAGCCTCGGTCTAAAATATTACCGAATTGAGCAAAGTCTTTTTTCGTGATACAGAGTTTGAGGGCATTGACCTCGCCAACGGGTGCAGTGCCGACAATCCCGACAATCGCCCCGTCCACCTGACTAACGGGAACACTACCACCATTTTCGCGAATGGTTTCTGAACCGTGATGATAAGCCATATTAAGTTGTCTCCTTTTTTGTGAGTCTTGGGTCGAGCGGTTGCCCGTTACGGCGGACGATCACTTCGACCAATTTTTGTAAATCTTGTGTTTTTGTTTGTTGCACTTGTACGGTGTCGACTTGTAATACCAACTGATACTGCCAAACGCCACTTTCTTCGCTATCAAATTGCTCGCTAATTAAGTAGCACTCGCTGCAATTTGGCGGCTGAAAGCCCACCATTAATCGCCTGAGTTGGTCTAGCAGCAACAACGCCCCGTTATCGTTATGCAAGTTACGACTGATTACGGTGAGCATAATACGTACCGTGCGAGATTGACTGATAATGTCAGAGGCACGCAATTTGCCAAATGTCGAGCCGACATAACCAATCAACACTACGCCATTAGGGTGCGCCAGATAATAATCACTTGGGTTATCCGGCATAAGCTCAACTTGCCAATCAGGTAACGCTTCTGACAAATGTTGCTGTATTGCGGTTAAAATCGGTAACGTTGCTGACATCAGTAACCGTCCGTATTGAATTTGCTTGCCGCACGCACTTTAAACTCACCGCTATCAGGCAATAAGTCATCAACACGCGTCTCATCTAGCGCTGTTACCCCAAGATGCAGTTTGCCTGTGGCAATCTGCTCTAACTCTTTAATTGCCTGATGGTAAGTTTCCTTGACCGTTTCAGGCATTTTCATTTCTGGACGACGGGCATAAAGCCAATAACGAGCCAATGATAAGCAATGCTGACTAATGACCGTTGGGGTTTCCGACAACGGTAATAGATAACGAGAACGTAAGGCGGCATCAATGCGTTCACTAGCCACTTGAATCGCAGTATTAATAACAGGTAAGGCAATCTCTGTCGCTCGACTGTCATCATTACTTAGTTGGACTAAGATATTGCGACTAAACGCTGCTACTAACATTTCTGCCGTGATATACATTATTTTTCCTTTTTATCTGTTTTTTCAGTTGCTTCCACTTCCTTCGCGTTTGCCTCTGCTTTCGCCTTGGCTTGTTCTACTAACGCTTGTGCGATGGCTTCTGCTTCCGCTTTTGCTTTTTCGAGTGCTTTCGCATCTTTTAGCGTGACATACACAGCTAAACGATGATATTCCGCTTCAGTGAGCGAGATTTCCTCGCCTACGTCATAGCGCTTGCCGTTATGTAAAATGGCAGTGTGAGCAACCACTGCGGTTAATACGGCTTCTGTTTGTTTGGTCGTACGTGCCATTCCAACCTCCTAAGCTAAGCAGTCTTTAATCAGATAGCCGGCAGGCTTACCAACCAAGTGCGGTTTGTGAATGTCGGTGGTACGCACCACTTCCAATTTGCCGCCGTTTTCGACGTAACGGTCAACAAACAAGCCACCTTTGCGACGTACGGTATAACCGTAACTTGGTTCATAAACCGTGCCTTTTTTCTCGGTAGAACGTGGCGCGACATACGCCAGCACGATCGTATCGGTCCAAATATCTTTTAACGTGCTGGATTCTTCATACACCGCCTCGCCAATTTTGACCGTATCGACATCAATCAACTTAGCAAAAATCTCTGGTGTGATAATGCCAGTTTGCACATATTTGATTTTTTCAATCACTTTCGGATGCTCTTTTAACACCTGCCACACATCACCGGCGATAATGCAAACATTGGCTTTACGACCGATAGAACGTTTAATGGCACGTTTTGCCATATCAAAGACCGTAAACGGATCTGAATTGGCGTGGCTAAATTGTGATTCGCCAGACAGCACAATTTTGTTAGTGCTGTCATAATTAGCTTCGTTTTGCGCGACATCAGCAATCTCTTTTTCACGCCCTAATGCAATGACATCTTGCGTTGTGTTGAGGGCGAATTGACGTAAGCTAAAAATTGCCTCGTTTTCTTCACGATAGTCAATTGCATATTCAACATCATGTTCTTCCAGCGCCACATCAATCGCCCCGATATCTTCCGGTTCTAGGCGGTTTGATGCCCCACGTAAGTTACGCACTGTACTTGGTAGGCGGAACGCTAAGCGTCCAAAGGTTGGAATTTTGCCTGCTTCTTTGTCAATTTCGACTACCGGCATAAGCGTTTCGCCAATCAGCTCGTTGTTGTAATAACCTTGTGCCAACTGGGTTAATACGGGGTCTTGAACACGTAATTTTGCTAAATTGTGTGCAGCCATTAATTGTCTCCTTTTAGTTAATTATTGGTTAATTGCGTTAAACGCCTCAACATAACCGACGCTATGTTCTTTCATATAAGCACGGACTTGTTTATCCATCTCGATTGAGGCAGGGTCAGTCCCTTCGGCGTATTCCACGCTGTCATCTTTTGGTTCAGCGACTTTGTCTTTGGTCGCCACTTCCGCAAACTCAACCGATTTCGGCAGTTCAGTTAAAAATGCTTTTAAACGCTGTTTAAAGTCATCTTCCGAAAATTCAGCACTGTCATGCTCTGTATTTAGCAATGCGAGCGCAGCCTCTTTCTGTTTCGGCGAGAGCTTGCCTTCCGCAACCAAACTTTCTGCAAATACCGCATTTTCTGCGTGCATTTTTTCGCGCTGTGCTTGGGCTTGCGCAGCTTTTAGCTGTGCATTTTCAGCTTCAAGGGCTGCAAGACGTTGCTTTTCTTCTTCCGACATAGTTCCTCCTTCTGGTTTATCATCGGGCTCATTAAAAATAGGTGAGGGTGGTGTTTCATAGGTTTGCTTTAAGTCTTCGCGTGCTGCCTCTTCTTGCAAACTTTGCACTTGCCATGCTGGCAAAACACGGTCAGCATCATCTAAGCCAAACTTATCAATAAAAAAATCGCGCAACCGTTGCCATAGCGTGGCATTTGTCCAGTCGCTAAACTCAACAAATTCAGTATCACTGTCGGCAAAAACGGGGTCTTTTAAGCCTTTCACCGCCGGCGGCATCGCCCCCAAAAAACCGACGTGGCGTAAATAAAAACCGTCCGGTTTCGGGTTGTTAGCAGAATTTGGCAAGTAAAAAGCGGCAGAGATTTTTTTAAACTTGCCCTCACGCACCAGCTCGGCAAATTCACTGTCGACCTGTTGCGGTTCGGCTTTCAACACTTCGCCCTCTGCCACTAAGCCCTTAATCCAACCATAAGCCGGATTGTCGTGTTTCGGGTGCCCGATCACTATCGGCGCTTCGTGGTACTGTGTGCTGTAATTGGCGGCGATGGTTTTTAAATCATCGGCAGTAATGGTAACGGTATTGCCGTTGGCATCTTGTCTGGTGCCGGCACGAAAGATTTCGATAAGTTCCATAGCGTCTCCTTGAATTGATGACGCTAGTGTAGCGATTGGGCATATAAATTGATTTTAAAGCCCTTTAAAGATTTTAGATGGGAAAGTGAGAAAGAAAAAAAAGGAAAATAACGGCAGAATAGATTTTTAATATCGTTTAAATGCCGTTTAAATCTTTCAGGGTGCGTTTAAATTTTTTCAGATGATAAATCATATTACCGAAAGAGAAAAACGCCACAGCGTGCGTTTTATGATGAATTTTAAATTATCGGGAAAAAGCGGATAATTACTTAATTTGCGATAACTGTCGTTGTAACAATGTCGTGGCTTTATTTAACAGTACCGCTTTATCATTGTTATTCACACCTAACCACGGACGAGGGTGCAACTTTGTTTTGTGTCCTCGCCCCGTCTTGCCGCCAAAATGTTGGATTCGTGCATATTTGGCATCAGAACCAAATTCCACGCTATTATCGTCGTAATTATAGGCGGTTTTATCGCTTAAATAGCCGTCTTGACGCAAAATCTTCAGGCTTTTGCCTTTTTTACGTTTACGTTCCAATGTTGACTTTTCAAGCGACTTCCACTTTTTGCCGTCTGGAGCCACTTCTTGCTTAAAGCGTTCTTTGTGGATTTTTTTTAGTGTTTCACCGAGTACGCCATAGAGTTTTTTAGGGTGTTGTAACTGAATGACTATTTGCCTTAATTCATTACTGGCGTGGTCATCAAGGGTAATTTTGATCATTGTACAACCTCACAAATTCAATTAAAAAAGAGAGCGTGGTAATGTTGCCACGCTAACAAAAGGAAATTTATTATGAAAAATGATACCTATGATAGCTATCTACTTAAAAATATCTTTGTGGCACAGGTTGCGACATTGGCTAAAGCCATTAAAGCAGAGAAAAAAGCTCAAGGCATTAGCACAACAAGCCCCTGTTACCGTGAGGCAGTGATTGAGATTATTCAGAAACGAGATCATATTTTAGCGCTGCTTGATGAGATTGAAGAGCACTACTAATCTCAAATTTTTGATAATCGTGAATGTAGGCAGTTATCCAATGTAATACGGCATTCACTTCGTTAATCGTTAAGCCTTGGAAATGTGGCAGCAACTCTAAGGCTTTTTTTCTTTCTTCGATTTCAGTCATTTTTATTCTCCTATTGATTAAAAAATAAGTTAGGGGTATAGTTTAGCTAGCCACAGGGGTTTCCTACTGGAAAGGTTACGCTAGGCAACTACCGTATTATCCTGTTCGAATCAGGCAAACTGTGGCTATTAATCTAAGTTTCCCCATAAAACCTCAAACCCTTTTAAGCTTTCCCATTGACGTTTATCAGCAATCACACTTGCCGTTCTCACCATATTCACTTTTACCCGTTGTTTTTTCTGCGTCAGTTGATCGCGATGTTGAATGTCATAATCCATTTTGACTGCCACCTTACCTTGTTCCGTGTCATACACAAACACTAAGGTCGGTTGCTTCTGTTGGCTTTCGAGCAAAATCGCTTTAGGATTGCGTAGCTTTTCAGGCAGCTGTTTCCAAAACTCTACAGGTAAGTTAATCCCTTTATCCTGCTTACTATCTCGTAAAGCGTGTAACACATCTTGATCACGCACCGCAATCACCGCACTTTGTGGAGCTTTGTCTAGCACATCTAATTTAGTCAAAACATCATCAGATAGCACGCCCACATACTTCATTTGTCCCCGAGCCAGTTTCTCTTTGGCAACAGTGTCAACCATCTCCGCCATTGCTGTATTCAGCATGGCAACGGCTTGAGGACGTTTAGCAATGACATCATTTAACAGCAATGCCGCAAAGCGTGGTTCGGCGGTGGTGAGTTTTTGCATTAATAAGCTATCAATATTTTGCGTGCGTCCTGCTTTGAGATTGTCAAAATTATGCGGTGTAAAACCGACATCATAACCTTTTGGTACATTCACGCTTCGTGGGTTGCCGCTACGCACACCAACCAACTTATCTTCAAATTCGATTTGCACGGGCGGCGATAGCGATTTTCCTGCGGTTTTTAAATCGTCATCATCGTGCGCAATCACAGTACAGTGGCAACCGTAGGCTTTAATCGGGTAGTAGTAACGCCAGAACGGGTCGTTTGCCGGTCTAATCGTGCCGTCTAATTGCACGTGTAAAGGGCGTGGGTGCGCATTATCATTGTGTTGATATTCCCAATAGGGCATCACATCGGCTAAATCAAGATGTTGTTGCAAACGACCACGATTGTAGGCGGCGTAAACATTGGTATCGTAGATAATGCGGGTGCGCCAATTACGCCCACCGTTATATTGCCAGCCGGTTTTGGCGACAATCTCATCAAACTGCTTACGAAATCCCTCAAGGGTTTCGCCTCGCTCAATCGCTTCGTCCACCGCCTGCCGGAAAGCCAATAACACTTCATTGCGATTGGCTCCTGCCACCATAAAAAAGTAGTCGTGTTCTTCGCCAAGCACATCAAGATAACTATTCGTTGGCAGGTTAAGCTTCTTCGCAAAATAGCGAGCTTGCTCTTTAAAGCTAAAGCCACTTTGTACCGTCATTTTATCACTTCCTCCGCCACGCTATAACGTCCAGCCAATTCAGCGGTGGTACTTGCCCACGCCATTACTTTGGCATATTCAGCAAAGGTCAGCTCCGGAATAAGGCTATCAAGTTGGTTACGAAAATCTTCCAAACTCTCCGCTTGTGAAAGTTTGTCCTGCACCTGTTGCAACCAGTTTTCGACATAAGGCTCACCCTCCACTTCGAGCTGTTCAACAATACCATCGGCGATATTTTTTGGCATTTCTGGTTCGGCAAACTGGGCTTGTGGCTTATCAGCCTTTTCAGCGACTAACTCAATATCACCCTCTTCAAAGTTATATGTTCGTTGTAAATATTGTTGAGTAAACTTCACGCCAACACGCGATAAAATCTCATCACGCTCAGCTTGCAATTTATCTACACTTTCTTGCTCAAACAACTCGAACTTTGGTAACTGATCTACGTTAAAATTAAGTTCACAAAGCCAGTTTAAAAGCTGGTTAAACACACTTTCAACCAGACGCGCGTCATCGTTGCGGATATCTTCCAACACTTCCAGCCCGGCAGTGGCACTGGCACGGTTACTGTCGGCTTCCGTGGTCTGGTCTTGCCCTAAAATAGCGACACTAATCTCCGACTTACAGTAACGCAAAAAGTCATCAAACACTTGTGAGCTGCCGCCTTTGCTAGCACTTTCCAACAAATCAATCGAACTGTCGTTCGGAATAGCGGCGACCGCCGTGCCGAGCATTTGCTCGAGGCTATCAAGCAAGTCTTCAGTTTCGACCGGGGTAGCAGTGCGTGGATGTTTACCGACCAGCCACGGCGCACCGTATTTTTCGGTAAATTCCAACCAAAACTTAAACCCACCTTTTTTAAAGGTCGCTGCCCAAAAGCATTTGGATAAATCGCCTTGTCCGTATGGATTTTCATAGGTGGCATCTTGGGTAGCGAGTAAAAATTTCTTCTCCGGCAAAGCGACACCCACCGGATTGGCTTTGGTACGCAGTTTTAGCTGATTATCCTCATCAAACACAAACCATTCCGGCGGTTTACCCTGAATATCAAGCGGTTGCCAAATACCCTCCGCATAACGCCACACCACCTCCAACGCTTGGTAACCGAACAGGGTAGCGTTTAAAATTTGTGACATAATTTGATGGAGTGGGAGCGCATCAAAAATCGCCTCGAGTTGTTCATCTACATCCTCACGCCCGGTTGGCGTGATTCGCCATTCTAAGCCTTTGACCGCCGCTTTACGTCGACGGACACAACCGGCAACATGACTATCTGCCAACACTTCGCGATAAGCACTGATATCTCGCCCCATCTTTTTTAGCACCGGATCAGGGTTTGGCAAATAATAGCCGATGGCGTAGTAATCTATCGCCTGTGCTCGGGTCGCAATTACATTGATCATATCCTGTTTTTTATTTGCCATTTTAATATCCCTCTGTCATTCGTTTACTCTGCCGCGGTTTGCGGCTAGATGCTTTCACCGGCTGCAATACCGCCTCATTAGCAGCCAATAGCGCCAAAAAACACGCCCACGTGCGGTCGGCGTGTCCGCTGCTGTCGCTCTCGGCGACAAAACGTGGTTGTCCGGTTGCTCCGGTTACTTTTTTCAGTTTATGCAAATCTTCACGCAAGGCACTGTCGCCTTGCGGAATGCGGATTTTTCGGTCTTCAAAAGCATTTTTGCCCACGGTTGCCATATTGAGTTTAGTGGCAACGTTAAATAACACCCCTTGCACCCGTTGCTTGCCGTGTTGATATTGGGCATCTTCCACCATTTTTTCGCCCATGCCGGTTTGGTCGAGGTTACAAGCAATCACGTTATATTGGTGCATTACACGATCCAGCTCAGCTAATTGTTCACGCAAAGTAACACGTTTTAGCGTCACAATTTCTCGCGTCCAATACACATCACCAACCAGTTCTAGCACCCAAATCACGGTTAAATCGCCTCGCACCGCGATATCCATTCCAACAAAGCACGGGTTGCCGGTGTAATGCTCCGGTTTGCCGGCGAGCGGGTGTTCAACGCCATCGATTAAATCGTAGCTTAGCCAGCTACTTGCCTCGTCGAGCCACTTAAGCTCAAATTCTTGTGCCCACGCGTCCTCGTCATTTAAGCCTTTACGTAGCTGTTCAATATCACGTGGCAGCCCATCGGCGACCGCTTGATAAATATCGACCGTATGTCGCGACCATTCGGTATTGTCAAGGTCAGTCATCAACTCATAAAATTTATTGCCTTTGCCGTTGGGCGTGGAAACTACTCGCAATTTCCAACCGGCGGAGATTACCGGAAACAAAGCTTTCCAAATCTCACGACTGTCTTGATGAAAGGCAAACTCATCCAAAAAAACATTGGCACTAAAACCACGTGCGGTGTCCGGATTTGCTGGTAGAGCAGTAATTTTTGAGCCATTAGGGAATATCACCTCTAACGCGTTAATCGTCGGGCTAAACGGCACTTCGGCAATTTCACACGCTACCCCAACCGCTTCCAGATGACGCTTTACCCCCTCGTTAATCGCTTCCTTTGCTTGGCGTTCCCCCCGTGACAAAATCACCCAGCGAGTTTTTTCGCCACGTGCTTCTGCGGCTAGGCAATCCAACACAATTTCTAATGTAGTGGTAAAAGTTTTCCCCGTTTGACGGGCAAACATCGCTACTTTAAAACGGCTGTTATCCTGTAGCCAACGCTGTTGATAGCCATACAATAGGGTGTTAGTCGCTAATGCCATAAACTGCTCTCATCATTTTTTCCACGTCGGCAATCGCCATTCCGGATTGTTTACCGGCTTCTTCGACCGCTTTGGCGGCTTGTGCAATCACATCTTCACGGATTTCTTTTTCGCGTTTATAGTTGACTGACTGTGCTTGCTCAATGCGTTGCGCAACTAACGCTAATTGCCCCAATACTTTCGGGCTAATTTCTTTACCCGATTCGCTCATACTCATTGACGTTTCAAAGGCAAGTGTTTTAACAAACTCAAGCAATAATTTACCAACATCACTGTCGGGCATTTCACCCAGCTGCTTTGTCCACACCTCCGCCATTTGCCGACTTGCCCGAATTTTCGCCCCAAATTCTTCCATACGCGAGGCATAGCGATTTAAGCCGGTACGACTTAATTTCATTTCCGCCCCTAGTCCCGCTTCATCAATCAAACTGTTGATATACTCAAGTATATCTTGTTGACTGTGCGATTTATCGCGCAAACGCAATAACAATTCTTGACGGATATGAGGCGGCAATAAATCCACTTTTGAGGCACGTCCTCGTGTTTTTTTATCACTCATTTAAACCTCCTTTAAATCGGGTTTGATGTCGGTTTAAATCAGCGCAACAGCGGCTTTTTGACGCCATACACTTCGGTGCGACCTTGCACCACGTCCAAACCTCGGGCGGTCAGATAGGCGACATAACAGCCGGCGACATCTTTAAGATCAATTAAACCTTGTTCTTTCAGCCAAAGCAGATGCGAACGTACTTGGTCGCGACTGATTCGATGACCGTATAAATCTAAGCAATCTTGTAAGATGCTTTCGTTAGCATCATTATTCGCTTCCACTAAAGAGCGTAAAATCACTAAACGTTGGTCTTGTGCAAAAATATTGTACTTATCCATTTTTTACTTCCTTTTCTATCAACAGTTGGACTTGATGGCTCAGTCCCTCAACTTTGGTGGCGATTTTGTCGCTTTTGCCGTCCAGCTTTGCCATTAAGATTTTGATTTCGGCAAGGTCGCTGGTGGTTGGCAAATCCTGCACTTTGGTTTCCAATGCGTCCAAGCGGTGTTCGTTGTGGCTGACGGTCTGTTTCAGGCTGTGCATTTCTTCACGTTTGATGTATTTACTGTCCATCGTTAAGCGCACGATAAAGCCAACAAAACCGGCAACAGAGAGGATAATTCCCCAATGTTTTTGCACCACATCAAGGATTTCGGTCATTTGTTGCCTCCTTGCAAATTGCCCGATAGGTTTGGTTATGCACCCATATTTGACGCAAGGTTTCTGTTGTATCATTGCGACTTGCTTTAATCAGGCTAAACCCTGCACAACTGCTATTCGTTACGTAAATCGCCGGCTTGCTGCAAGCGGTTAATGACATCATCACGGCTAACGCTACGACTGTTTTCTTCATTTTTCGCTTTCTCCTGATAATTATTAATTTGCACTTGTGCCGCTGCCTGTTGCTGTTTAAGTTGTTCAGCGATTTGCTGGTAAGTGGCGATTTGCTTTTTCGCTTGCACCACTTTTAGCCACAAAAACGCAAACAGTGTTCCGAGCAAGGCGATGATGGTTAGCCAGATATAAGCACTTAATGTCATTGTTTGTCTCCTTTATTTCCGATTGCATTAGCAAAACCTTTGGTCGCCGCACCACCGGCACAAAAAATCGCAAAGGTCATAAACAGCTCCGGCGTATAGCTGCGGTCTAAATAGACGCAATAGGTTAAAATTCCAGCCATCAGCAACGACCCAAAAAACTGAATAAACGCCGTAGTGGATAGGCGACCGTTATCGTTGGTGATAAGTTCTTTTAATTGCATTTTCACTCCTTAAATAAATGGTCTTGGTTAATCACCTCACCGTTATCAAGCCACGTCCAGATATCAAAACACGGACAATCTTTCAGCCACTCGTTCGGGGTAATTGTGCCGTCACCATTCAGGTCGGGCGATAAATCACGGTGACCGCAAATGCGTGCTTGAGGATATTTGGCTTCTAGCTCCCGCAATAAGCGGTGCAATGCTTGCCACTGCTTGGCGGTGTAGCGTCCGTAGTTTTTGCCGTCAATGGTGATGCCGCCAACAAGGCAAATGCCGATACTGTTTTGATTATGCCCTTTAACGTGCGCACCGGTTTCGCCGACCTTGCGCCCGGTTTCAACAGTGCCGTCAGTGTCGATAATGTAGTGATAGCCAACGTGTTGTAGATGCGGGTTAAAGGTACGATACGCCCACGCTTGACGCTTGAATCCTCGTTGCTGATGCCAGCGATCAATCACTTGCGCAGCAGTTTCGGTTTTATTTCTGAGTTGCTTGCCGTTTTGGGTGGCAGAACAGTGAATCACGATTTTTAGGATGGGTAATGACATAAAAAACTCCCTTTAAACTTGGTTTAAAGAGAGTTTAAAACTTAGCGGTGAATTTTGATTTTAAAGCGCTTTAAAGACTTTAATCACATTTATTCTACATTCTCTTGCTCTCGCTGTTCTGTCATCGTTAAAATCAGTTTTAAATGATCCTTTTGTTGGCGGCTCGCATCGGCTAATACTGCCAGCAAGTCCGACATACCAATTAAATCAGGTGTAGCGCTATTTTCAGCAATTTCAGTGATATAGCTTAAAAAGTGCAAGGCACCTATCATGCGTTCATTATTTCTTAACAGATCTTCAAATTCAATTCTTAACATACGCTACCTCCTTATGCCTTTAAAGCGCTTGCAACAGCGGTTTCAGAACGGTTAATTTGGCGAGCAATCGCAGCTTTGGCGATGCCTTGTGCGTATAAGCGTCTAATTTCGCTTTTTTCTGCTTCGTTAAGTCGTTGCCCTTTGCGTGGGTGGAGCGGTTTGCCGTGATTGCTTTTCAGTAGGCTATTTTCACTTTCCAGCAAGGCAATATAACGGTCTTTGTCAATGGTGATTTGATTTTGTGGCAATGAGGGTGTTTGTCCCCCTTGACGGAGAAAGGTGGGGATATCGAGTTGTTGCTGTTGAGCGAGCTGGCGTGCCGCTTTTTCCATTTGGATAAAATAACGGCGAGCTTGTTGCCCTAATTCTGAACGCTCAAGCATACAAAGCTCTTTCGCCATATCGAGGGTGATGTGATACTCCAGTTTTGGACGTCCACCAAGGTTTTCGCCAAATTTGGCGAAAACCCCACTAAGTCCTTTATTTTCCCCGCTGCTCAAATTTGAGCAGCAAACATAATCTTCATTTTCGATGAAATTGTAATCAGAAATTCTTGATTTTATCCAATTAGAAAAATCACGTCCCACTTGTAGAAAATGGTGAAGATCTCGAGCATTGACTAATTGAACGGTTTGATTTTGAAGTGAACCTGTAAAGGTTTTGATATTGAAGTGTGTCATTGTTTCATTTCCTCTGAATAGAGGCCCTATTTTGAGTAGGGCGACCGACAGCTCAAAACTGTGAAACAAAACAGCGGAGTTATTCCCTTTTCAGGTATTGTATTCCTCGCACTGTCGGTCATTGTTTAAAAAGTTTTCATTTTCTCACCGCACTTAGGTATTCTGACGCTCGTGGCGTTCTGATACTCAAATTGCAAGTAAAAAAATAGCACCTTGGTTCGCTTGTGCTAAGCGTTGTTTCGGCTTTTTGAGAGCCTGATCGCAAAATTAACTTTTTTTTCCCTTTGCGTCAAGCCCCAAAAGCGAAAATCATTTAAACATATCAAACTGCCGTTTGGCGACTTCCTCCTTTTGCACTTTCTTCACGATTTGGTAGACCCATTGCATTGATACGCCGTATTTGCGTGCCAGTTCGCGTTGGTTGCTGCCGTTAAAATCGCGCCAAATCGCCAAATCGCGCTCGCTTAATGCAATCAATAACGCTTTGGGGATATAGATCACTTCGCCGCCCCAGTTTTCGGCGATACATTGGGCAAGCTCCACGCCGATTTGTTTGGCTTGGCTATCCTCAAACTGGTATTTTTGCACCAACAGTTCACGCGTATGTTCCGCAAGGTCGAGCAGGATTTCGGGGGCTTTGTCTTCAAACGTGGTGTTGTTATTTTCCATTCAGTGCCTCCTGTTGATGTTTCCACGCCAGCCATTCTGGGTAGGCTTTGAGGTGTTTGATCGGTTGCCCAAATTGGTGCAGTTGCTCCACCACTAAAATGCGGTTCATTCTGTCATTCTGGTGCTGTTGTGCTTGTGCCTGCTGTGCCGCTTGAGCGGTGTTTTCCGTTGTCGCTTGAGCAGTAACGCTGACAAATTTCGGGGCGTTGGTGTCATAAACCTGTTTTAGGTAGTTATGGTTAGTCAATGCTGCGCGATTTTGGTTGTGACGGCGTTTATCTTGCACCGCGCGCACTGTTTCACTCAAGGCGTGAGCGAGTAAAAGCGACTGTGGAAATAATGCCAACACTTCTTTGATCAGTTTTACCGCACGGCTGTTTGACAGCTGGCTTTTTTCCGGACGGAATAAGCCGATATAGGCGACCAACGGGCGAGCGACTTCTGCCTGACATTGGACGATTAGACCTAATAATTCACGTCCGGCATCGTCTTCTAATAGTTGATCCAAATGGATATCGCTATGGCAAATCGGACAACGACACAGTTTCATTATTTCACCTCTTTTTGTGTGCGCTGTTGCCATTTTTTCAGACGTTCAAGCACGATTGTACCGAGTTTATAGTCAAGGCTTTGCACATTTAGCACAAGTGGTTTATCTTGTTGCTGCAAAATAGGATTAACAACATTACGCACAAAGCTGTTTAATGCGTCTTCTGAGCCATCTCGAATGATGCCGGCTTTGTGCATTTCAATCCAGATAGCCCGAATTTTTAACGCAATATTATGTTTTACTTTTGCTTTTTGGCTTGCCGGTGAGCGCTGACGCTTGGCAGCACGCTTAAAACCGGCTTGTTCAAAGTGATCATAAACACGCATTAATTCGTTGATTGTCATTGCTTTACAGCTGTTTTTACCGGTTTCGTTTTGCAAAATCATTCGGTAAGTTTCTTCATCAATGCCGAGCTTATGCTTGGCAATATGAATTAATTGAATCAGTTTTGGTTTGGTGTATTGCATTATCGTTTCCTCGTTAAAGCCCATTAGTAACGCCTCTCAACCTAAGGTTAAAAGGCGTTTAAATAAGCTTTAGTTTTATAAAAATTCTTCCAATTTCGTTCCTTCGGTAAATTCTAAAATGGTGTATTTCATTATTCGTCGTAGTGCTTCGAATTGCTGATTAATATATTCTTGAAAAATCCAACTTTTAGCTGCTTCATCACCATTTAAGCGTCGAGCTGTTCGATTAAATTCACTCCAATACATTGAGCGAATATTTAAATCACTATCAATTTTAAACTTATTATTTAAGTAAGAAATTTTAAGCGACTGCACTTCAAACCCTTCATCTAACGCTTTGCGTGCTTTATCTTTACCTCTTTCAGTATTAAGGTGTTTACAACTTAAATAGGCTTTTTCATCAATATTGCTACGTTTCAAGGTCGCTTCATTTTCAAAACACAATCCTGTAAATAATGGGATGTTATGTTGTAAAAATTGCGTCAGTTTTTTGGTTAAGTCCAATTTTTCTTCAGAGACGATAATTGACTTCACCCCTATTGAGCCAAAGACTTTAACAAGCTGACCTAATGCTAATTTGGCACGTTTACTATTGTTATTCATCACCAATAATTGCGTACTTGTGTCGTAAAAAACGTTATAAATTTCGGATGATGGTGGTAATAGCTGATACAATTCAGCCAATGCCAGCAATTCAACATCACCCTCTGATGTATTCTTGTCACGCAGTTTAATTTCATAGGATTTAGTTGCCAGTAAGGCTGGTGTAACCTGTTTGAATTCCGCTCGAATTGAAAAGAATATACCATCATCTAATTCGTGGATTTTCTTACCTGTCATCGGATTTTTTTAAAATTTCATACTTTACATTTTGGCAATCATCTAACACTGCCTCGTCCAATGTTTGACGAATATTCTCTACAGGAAATGCAATGCTATATACCCCCAATGTGGTCATTTTAATAAAATCACTGTTTTTCATATCTTTTTCTCCTAAACAAAATGCACAAATTTAAAATTCACTTCTGCTTCAATCAGTGTTTCTCTTGCTTTACGTAACAGATAAACCACATCATCAAACTCATTATCGGCGGCGTGTTCATTGATAAGTTCCATCAAATTTCGTACATCATTTAAGTATTCAAATCCTTTCTCTTTACGTTGTTGGTTAATTTTCATCATTCACCTCGACTAAATGGTCGCACTGCCATTCTGTTGCAAAATTTGCTGCGTTCAGTGGCATATTCGCAATTAATCTCTTTTTTTGCTTTGCCGGAGGCAAGTTGCCAATGCAGTGCGGCATCGTGGTATTGCTGTTTTTTCTCCAGCTCCGCCGCTTGTTCGGCGTAGTCATAGTAGGCTTGGTTTTTCATTTTTTGCTCCTGTTTTGATAGTTAAAACACTTTATAAACACGCCTTAAATCTGTTTTAAAGCGTGTTGAAAAGGGTTTTAAAGCTGCTGAATTAATTTCGCATATTCCTGTTGAGTAAAGTGCTCAAATACCCATTCGTCATACTCATTATTTTCATCGAGACCCTCTCTTAGAATGATTAGCTCTTCACGTCCCTTATCCCAAGCCATTGAAACGATATCTTCTTTTCTAAGCCACACAGCTTTTTTGCTATCATCTTTAATACAAATAAAACTCATCGCTACACCCCCGCCACATCTAAACTAATTGGTTGATATTGGTCGCTGTCGCCAATGCGTTCGTAAACTCGCACATAGGCTTTGGAGTTGACCACTTGCACACTCTCACTAATCGCTTGCATTGCATTGAGCCAGCGCGGATCTTGAATATCCACGCGGCGTAAGCCTAAAATGCGGCTTGTGTTTAAATTTCCCTCTTTATCCACATTAAAAGCGCGTTCAATTAAGGCTTTGAGTTCAGGGCGTGAGCCTGCTGACCATTCGTTTAGGCATTCATCAATCAGAGCTTTTGCTGCTTGAATGCGTTCGTCAAATTGCAAATGGTCATTAATGGCACGCTGGATTTTGTATTTGCCGTCATAGCTATAGAGCGTAACATTGCCTTTGTTACCGCCTAATTTTGCACCGTATTTTTCAGCGGAAAGTTCCACAAAAGCCTGAATATCGCCAAAAATACCGCCTTTAAAACGGCTGATTTCAGTGTTTAGGGCTTTGGCTTTCTCTACCCATTCTTGCACCAGTGCATCGCGTTCTTTGTCAATCTCTTTCACCAGCTCTTCGGGCGTGAGGTTGCCTTTTGCGTCTTGCCAGTAGGTTTTGCCGTCAATGGTTACTTTACTCATCATCTTCTCCTGTTAGTTCAAGGGTGTGGTTATTAAAATCGGTGTCGGGATAGTGTTCCTTTAGCCATTCGTAAATCTCTTGTTCGTGTTCTGGGCTAAGCGGCGTTTGAAATTCGCCGTGTTCTTTTTTCCACTCTGCATCGGCTTGTTGCTGCCAACATACTTGATCATTGTCGGCGCATTGGGCTGTCGGTGCGTTGTTTTCTTGTTGGCAGGCGGTAAGCCACACCGCCAACCCGATCATCATTAATCTTCTCATTGGGTGCCGCCTTGCAATTTCATTTTTGCTGAATAAATCCAGTCGTAATTCAGTGGTTGGTTTTCACTTTTCGCACTGATCCACGCCAAACGTAAAATTTGAGTCAGGATGCGTAACCCACCCCCTTGTTTGCAGATACCGCTAAGGAGAGCAATTAACTTCTTATTTTCGCTGTCTAATTGCCACGCCTCTGCGATAGCAATAATGTCTTCCACTTGACTTTCTTTTATTCGTTTGTGGTCGGATATCCGCGACCAAAGGCGAGCGTATTCGTGCGTTTGATGCATGCCACCACGTAAGCGGGTATATACTTTGTCATTACCAATTAACACAAACCCAATTTGACATTGTTCTTGGATCAAACGAATCTCTTCCAGCGTTTCATAAGGGAGATGATCTGCTTCATCAACAATAAATAACCCCTTGGTGTCGGTGAGTTTTTTCACAATTAAACGAGATAAATTCCCTTTTCGTTTTGACACATCATTTAAACCAAGCTCTAATGCCATTTCATACAGCGTTTCGCTTAAACTTGCCCGACTTGGATTGGCTGTAATCATCCAGACATTAGGATTTTGCTGTTTATAGGCTTTTGCAGCAGTGGTTTTCCCCACGCCGCTTGCTCCATAAACCGTCGCCATTGTGCTGAGTAAATGTGCGTAACGTAACGTTTCCATGACGTCTTCTGCTGTCGCTGTTTTGATAAAATCAGGGGCAACCATAAATTTCGCTTGGCGTTCTTGGCGATGCTCTAACCAACCAAGTAATAATTGAGTAATTTTGTCGACATTCCCTTGATATTTTTCATTTAAGTAACTTGATAGTGCCCCGCTGGTTATGCCAATTTCTTTAGCGAGTTTTGCTTGACTTATTTCTGCACTTTCAATAATTTGCTTAATTTGCTCAATGAGGGTCATGGGTTAATTCTCCTGTTCTCTTAATAATTGGGCATAAATATCTAGCCCTTTGTTTAAATCGGTTTTCTTGGTTGGTTTGAGCTGATAATGCTCATCATCAACTACTTTTAATGCGGCACTACCGTCAAACGCTGGCAATGGTTTAATTTGTCGTGGTTTTGCAAGATCTGCATCAGGGACATCAACAAATTTTTTGCGATACTGTTCATATTCCGCAGCAGATGCTTTTTCTTGTGTATCAAGCAGTTTTTTCACGAGTTTCCGTTCTTGTGTTTCAAAGCGACGTTGTTGTCTTGCTCCCTCCATACTGTCAAAGGCAACTGTTTCTTCACATTGTGCATCACACAGATACACGCCATTTAAATCATAAACATAGACAGTGCCGTGTAAGTCGTCAGGATCGAATCGCACAACTACTTGCGAATACTCACCACCTTGTAAAGCAGGTGAGTAGTAGCGATTTTGTTGCCCGTTAATGCGATACCCCGCTTTCAATTTAAAGCAGCCGTGTTTATCCACTTTGGTGCTTTCGCCCAACATCATTAGCTGTCTAAGTTGCTCTTCGCTTGGTTTAACAGCATCGATTTTTGCGTAATCTCTTATCCAAAGCTCATCAGCACTGTAAACCCCTTCCCCTAGTTCAGTTTGTCGACCTTTTTTGCTGTTCCAAAGCCGTACACCCTCTTCAACCACTTGCAAAAATAACGCTTTATTTACGCCTTTTTTGTATTGGTAATCTTCAGGGCGATTAACAACATCAAAGCCTGCAAAATAACCTTCTAATCTGGGATCTAAATCAATGTAACTTGGTAGAGCATCGCGTCTAAAAGCGCGTTCAATCGGTTTTGCTCGACCATTTCCTCTACCTTTAAACACTAAGGTGCGGATAACTTTAATACCGAGTCGCTCTAACAAACCTTCTACTAAGATCTCTTTGTTACGTTTACCCCGTTTTGTTTGAGTTGAGGTCTGCAAATCAGACGCTGCACGAGTGTTATCCATTAAGATTGTTTTTGGTATGCCGTATTGCTTGATAAGGCGTAATGTCGCTTGGCGGATTTGATCACCGTTTTCGCTATCGTCGACACACCACGCCAAAATGCGGCGTGTGCGAACATCTTGCCAAAACCACGTTTTGGGTCTGATTGGTCGGCTGCCATCTTCATACCAATCCACAAATACGTTATGTTGATAACCATCGCCATTAACAATTTCTAAGGCATCAAGATGGGCGACCGTTCTTTTTTGCGGTTTAATAATTTCTCGTAACGTATGTTCACCGCCACGCGCTAAGGCTAATTCTGCAGCACTAATTTCTCGTTTCACTTTACGCTTTAACCCACTTAGGCTCGGAATTGCCCAACCATTTTCTTCAGCAGCTAAACTGAGATGGTAGTAACAAGCGTTAAATTGAGGTTGACTTTTACGTAGATAAAGTTTTAAAAAGTATTTCCACGCCGTATCATCTATTTCGGCATAGCGATTCGTGCTGTCTCGTTCAATACGATCTAATAAAAGCGGTAGCCAGTTGCCTTGTGGGTGATTTTTCACTTTGTACCACCAGCGCTTTAAACTGCCTCGGCTAACAGTTTCACCTTCTTGCCCGTTAAAACTCTCAACAACCAGATCAATGGCTTCCATCAACTTGTAACGTAAATCTAAGAGCTTTTTCAGCTTCATTACCGCATCAAAACGATGTTCAGCACGACGTTCTTGCTCGTTGGTGGCAGAGGCAAGGACGTTCCAGGCGCTTTCGCTTAATACTTGTTGTTGCGCTTTTACTTTTTTGTTTTTTACCTTTTCAATTTCAGGTTCATTGACATGCTTTTCTTTAAGCAGGATTTCTGCTTGAATACTTAGCGGGAGAGAAGAGAATTCAAATTCTATGCCTCCGCCTTTACCTATTCTTGGACGATAAACCCAGTTTTCCCTCTTAGCTTTAGCTTGAACATTTTTAGCAGCATGAGGCGCTGAATTTAACTTAAACGCTGCAATTTCAACTGAGGTATAATGAGTTTTTACACTTAAGTTATTCATAAACGTTTCCTTTTAGCTTTAAAATCGTTTATGATTTAGACTTGGTTTAAAGTTACGTCTTGCGTACCGAGTTGCCCAAATTTGCTCTGGCTCAACCCCTATAGCCGCAGCAATAACATTTTCCATTTTTGGGTAAGACTTAGTAATCGCTGAATTTAGAGTGCTATAACTAACCCCGCTCTCTCTGGCAAGCGAGCGGAGAGTCCAGCCTCTTTTGCGTAACGCATAAACAATATCCGCACGATCCCAATCCGCTGCGGTTTTTTTTAACTGTTCTAATACGACCATTGAATGTACTCCGTTTATGTATTCAATGGTTGTATTAAAACGTAAAAGTTTCATTTAGTCAATAGTAAAAGTTTCAAATTTCATTAAAAATAAAACTTTTATTTAATTTTTTAATTAAATCAAAGAGTTAATTTGAACATGTACGATTTTTTATTTATTTCAGAGAACGTAAAAGATGAGTAAGCCAAACATTTACGATCTAGGGTTTTCAAAAAGAATGGAAATCCTAATAGAAGAACACGGAGGAAGTATTGCTACTTTTGCACAAAAGTTAGATGTGTCTCCACCAACAGTGGCAAGGTGGCTCAAAGGACAAGCTGATCCCACACGAACAAACATGATAAAAATATCTCAAGCAACCGGCGTTAGTTTAGAGTGGTTAGCTACAGGAAACAGTGTCGATACAGCGCCTTCTATACACACAAAACCTGAACCAACAATAGAACAAGCCTTACAAGCCTTACAGCGGGCTATAGAACGCCAAAAACCAAAGGATAACCCTATACTTGATGGACAGCCTTTAAAAGTAGAAGAAATGACAGTGATCCGCAATTATCGCAAAACAACGGACTTGGGAAGAGAGGCTATTTTAGGGCTTTCTTATACTGTAGCGGCAGGTTGTGCTAGTAATGCCAGCGATGATGACAAGGATGAAAACATCACAATCGTTGCAAATGGTTCTCGATAAACAAGCAAGTAATGATGAGATGTTTTAAACGGCATTTAAACACAATTTTAACCGCCGTTAAATTTTCTCACTTTATATGATTTTTTTCGGGCATTTCATTATTTTTTCTCATTTTGTATGGTTTCTATATTTTACCTACAAAAAAGGCTTGATATTACGTCAAGCCTTGTCGTTGTTGATTTTTCTGCCCACTTATTTCCGTTTTTTCCAACCAATTCCCTATTTATTTTATTTCTCATTTTATGTGGTCCTTCACACCTACTTTGCTTTGCACAAGCAAAGAAAAGTAGGTCGTTCTTTAGAACGAAAACTAAAGCTAGATATATCAAAAAGATAATTCTGTGATTGAAGCAATGAATAGTCTGCATTGTTCTCTCCCCCTAGTAAAATGCTACTGGCACATCATCAATTGGGTGGGATAGCACTTGCAGATCAATATGGTAAATTTGCTCAAGGGCTCGTGGGGTCATAATCTCTTGCGGCGTGCCTTGCATTAATAATTTGCCTGATTGTAAGGCGATGAGTTCATCACAAAAACGTGCGGCAAGATTGATGTCGTGGATCACAATAATCACGCCTAAATTGAGCTGCTTCACCAGTTTTTGGATAAGCTGCATTACTTCCACTTGATGGGCAATATCCAATGCCGCCAAAGGTTCATCTAATAATAAAAAGCGGCTTTGTTGTACCAACAACATCGCAAGCCAGACGCGAGAACGTTCGCCGCCTGAAAGAGTATCCACAAATTGATCGGCATAGCCTTGCATATTTGTCCACTCAAGGGCATTTTGAATGGCTTGCTCATCTTGTTTAGGATTGCGCCCTAACAGCCCATTCCACGCATAGCGCCCCATTTGTAGCAGCCCTTTTACCGTTAAATTTTGTGCGTTCGGCAAATATTGCGGCAAATATGCCACTTCACGGGCAAATGCTTTGCTTTTCCATTGCTGAATAGGTTGATTGGCAAAGTGTAACGTGCCGCTCGAAGGAAATTGCTGACGTGCCAAGAGTTTAATCAGGGTAGATTTACCCGAACCATTTGGCCCAATAATGCCATAGATTTTTCCCGTGCCGAATTGCAGTGAAATAGGCTGCAACAACACTTTTTCAGGTAACGCAAAAGACACTGAATCTAATTCAAACAAGGTAGTTCCTGTAACTTTTGAAAAAAGAGCGGCGATTTTAATTGATAACAGTTCTCATTTCAATAGAATGTCGGCTAAAAAGTATATAAATAACGTATATTATTCAATCGTACTTTTAAATCGATAAGAGAAAATTTTATAGATTAATGTTACAAGCCTTCTAATCCAGAAATGGCTTTGCACTCGTCTTCATTGTGTTCTTCTTGACAGCTTAACTGTTTCAAAAATGTCTGAATTTCCAATAATTGTTGGATTTTTTGTTCTACCTGTTCTAGCTGTTTTAATATGATTTGATCGGCGTGATAATGTTCTGTCGGTTTATGACGAAGCTGAATAAGCTGTTTAATATCTTCCAAAGAAAAACCTAATGAACGACAGGATTTAATGAATTTCAATAATGAAAGGCTTGCTTGATCATAATAGCGATAACCATTGCTACCGCGTTGAGGTTCGGGTAATAAGCCCGTTTTTTCATAATAACGGATGGTTTCCAGATTAATGCCGCTGAGTTTGCTGAGTTCGTGAATTTTCATATGAATCACCTTGAGAAAAAGATTGACTCTGTAGTCGCTACAGACTTTATATTATCCCATAAAAAAGAATCAAGCATTTCATTTATATAGAGGCTTAAAAATGAGCAATCATTTATATCACGATCATCACGATCATCACGATCATCACCATATCCCTAAAAGTAAGACAATTCTGCTGATTAGCCTTGTTATTATTACCAGTTATATGCTAGTGGAGTTTTGGGGGGGATATTATTTTCATAGTTTAACTTTAATGGCGGATGCCGGACATATGGCAAATGACAGTTTGTCATTATTATTGGCATTGATTGCACTTTTTTTCAATGAAAAAATACAAAAACGATTTGCCATATTGAATGGTAGTTCGTTAATTTTAGTTGCATTAATGATTCTGTGGGAGGCGGTTCAACGTTGGTATACGCCGGAGAAAATGGTGGCATTACCGATGCTGGGCGTTGCCGTTATCGGTTTGCTGGTGAATATAGTGGTGGCGTGGATTATGCTGAAAAGCGATCACGATAATTTAAATATTCGTGCGGCTTATTTGCACGTGCTGGCGGATCTGTTCGGATCGGTGGTGGCGATTGTTGCCGGTTTAAGTGCGTGGTTATTGGATTGGCAATGGGTGGATCTGGCAGCAAGTGCCGTTTTGAGTGTGTTGATTTTACGCAGCGGCTTATCGGTGGTAAAACAGGCAATAAAGGCATTACAGGAGAAAAGAGATTAAATGTATTGGTTGTTTTTAGGGATAGCGATTGTTGCAGAGGTGTTCGCTTCCAGTATGTTGAAAGTCAGTGAGGGTTTTAGTCGATTATATCCCTCAATCGGTGTGGTTATTGGTTATGTATTATCATTTTATTTGTTAGGGTTGGCATTAAAAGGGATTCCATTAAGTGCAGCTTATGCGATTTGGTCTGGTATCGGAATTGTTTTAACGGCGGTAATCAGTGTTTTCTTTTTTGGGCAAAAAGTAGATGTTGGTGGCGTAATCGGTATCAGTTTAATTATGATTGGTGTGATTGTACTCACTCTGTTTTCACAAATGGCAAGGCATTAATGAACCTAGCAGACAAAAAAGTTGTGAAAATGAGGTAGATAATGTTCAAAGAACAAAAGTTTTTAATAAAGTAAATAAATCCTTATAGAAAGTATTTTGATAGAATAAACCTTATTTACTCATTGTTTTTCCCTATTAAAAAGTAACGGAAGTTTATTTTATTAACATAAATAGGTAATTATTTTAAGTTAGAAAAATGTAATAAAGAACAGATTATTAGTAAATAAAATAACCGGTTAAGTTTTAAAAAAATAGTATTTGCCCTGACGCAAACGTTTGCTATCATCACCTACTACTACTAC